CCACCACCACCGCCATAAAATGAGTCAGAACCCGCAAAACTACCTACACCTGTATTTGGGTTTTGATTAGCACTAGGATAGCTTTGTGCGGCTTGACCAAACGTATCAGCATTAGCGTATGGAGCACCGCTTTCGTAAGGGCTTTGCGCAAAAGAAGGTTGAGTCTGTGCAGTTTGTTGCGCCCCAATCGCACCAAGAGGACCACTCATTGATGGTAAATTTGCAAATGAGTCATATGCACCATTAAAGTAATCAGCCATACCACCAGCAGCGTAGCCTTTAATCTGCCCACCAGCAGCATAGCCCGTCACTTGGTCGCCTTCAGAATATTCTACGTCTCCACCAGCATAGAATTTATATGGGTTATCTCTCATAGCCTGTTCACTACGGGCACGAGATTCATTAATTCTTGCTGTTCCCGCATCGTATTCTTCTTGAGCTATGTTTCCTGACGCTAATTGTTGGTCAAGGAATTTTTGCTCTTCATCAAAAGCCATAGTACCCATAGTACCTAAAGTAAGAGCTGCCATACCTTTAGTGGTTATTGGTGCCATAAATCTAGTAGCGGCTTCACTAGCCCCAGTTCCAAAGCCAGTAAGATTTTTAATACCTTCCCCAGCAGCGGACAAATTAGTTCCCGTAGTTCCCAAATCAGACATTGATGGCATTGATGGCATTGACATTGAACCTAATGTATCTTTTACACTAGCCACTCCTCTGTCTACAACATTACCAAAATTACCACTCATAATTTCTGAGCCGATGGAGGGAGGTGGAGGTGCAGGTAACGGAGCGCCAACATCCCCGACTGGGAGGTTAAATTGATTTCCAGCCAGTCCGCTACCTATCTCTCCCGTAGCGGCATTAACTCCTCCAGAACCAACTGCACTACCTGTAACATCAGAAAGAGCATCCATTGGTACTACATCAGCACTAGATAAGGGGGCTGACGTAGCTCCAGCATTTTGAAGACCAGCGGTTAGCTGATTCATACCATAAGCCATAGCGCCACTCATAAGGGCACGTTGGAGGTTAAATTTACCTTCTTTACCAAAAGCCCCACTACCGCCCAAGGCTGCAAGACCTACTTTTGCTGGTAGTCCAATTGGGGTAAATGCTAAAGCTGTCTGTGCAAGGGTATTCCAACCCCCAGGGATAGTACTTCCTACGGCTTTATCAAGACTTACTAAGCCTTTGTCAATGGCTGGACCAATAACAGGAACGGCTTTAATAACCTCATTAACTGCCTTAAATGGCGCAGCAACAACATTGGCTACGCTTTTCCAAAAACGAAATTCGGGTAAACCCGTATCTGGGTTTCTTGTTCCCGACCCGCCCAAAGCTTTTAAAATACCCGCTTCTTGAGGGTTAATATGAGCAAGAATAGTGTCGCCGTCGCGACCCTTGCTTTGAAGTTCTTGAGCGAGTGATTTTAAGCCTGCCATACAAGCCTCTTAGGGTTATTTGGGTTAGAGTTTATCATCTTATTGACTATTCTATCTACTAATTTCTTCCCAATCCATTGAAGCTAGGACTTGGTTTCCGTTAGAAGCGCCTGAACAAATTAATGTTAATTCGTATGGGGTAGCTGTAAACGGCTGTCTTTCTAACTGGAAAGCAAATAAAGCCTGTTTCAAAATATCTACCGAAGCAGAGCCTTGATTGGAGCCTTGGAAAAAGCCAGACGCTAAAATACGTCCTGTTCCGACTGCAAACGCTGTACCAGTAATGTTGTATTCAACCGCAGAATTAGTCCCTGCACTTACCCAAGCACCAGCAGTTGTCGTACCAGAAGCCACAACTCGCCAATTATAGTTAGCGTTATTGGTAATACCAAGAACCGAAAGGGCGGTCAAAATAACAATTGCATCAAGCCTAGCACTTTTAAGCCGTAAAGAAACTACAGGGTAATATGTGCCAGCAGTAGTTAATGTTGTTGGGGTAGTAATCGGGGTTCCTACAGCTAACTGAGCGCCAGCTAGGGTATAGCCTCCTTCCGATATAGCGGTAGAACAGACTTGTTTTAGAGTACTAGCCCCCGATGTTGCGCCAGTATTAGTCATTTCATACCGCATAGGTAAAGAAGCGGTCGTAATGTAGGTGGTAGTCGATGTCAGTAAGTTGGCATGGTTAAAGTTATGTGCTGGGATAAAACGACCATCAATAATAAACCCAGTACGCACCGTACCAAGACCTAACCACTCAACGTCTATATATAAAATCTGGGACTGTGCGGAGTTAAGGGTAAGCCCAGAAGGTCCTGTCCCGTCTAATGGGTCTTGGTTCCAGTTGGCTTGTGCCACTTGGTTATTGACCAAAACTCCCGTTACGCTACTACGCTCAACCATATAGAGGTCTGTGCCGTCTCGCTCAAAGTAAATACCGTTGGCAGCACCATAATAGCCTACTCGCTGGCGAAGGTTAGCCTTAGCCGTGCCAAACACAAAAGTACTCATTATCAACAGGCTTTTACCAGGTTGATACGAGAAAACCTTAGTTGTTTCCCTAATAATTTGATCGCCACTAGCCGAGCCTACGGTTAAATTAACAAGTCCTTCGGCTGCACTAAATGTAGCGGCAGCGGTTCCTGTGGTGCTAGTAGCCCATAAATTATTGTCTGCATAGCGATGGGACGAATCAAAAAGAGTAAATGGCTCAGAAACCCGCAAACGCCCAAAAGCGTCCACATTTGTACCGTTAATTGCTACATAGGTTGGGTTGTTAATTGTTCCGCTCATATTTATACACGCACTTAACTGCGCCAAATAGTTGTCCAACCGATTAAAGTACAGGCGCAGTGCATACTGAAATTGTTCTTGTTGGGATTTTTCATATTCTACGGTGGGTAAGGGTAGCGCAGGCGCTTTGATATTGTATGGTACGCAATCCATTATTGTTTTCCATCTGCTCTAGCATCTATTCGAGGACTACCTAATTGCCATTGAACACCTAACTCATCAGACGCTATTTGAAGTGCCATTTGCCGTGCACGGCTTCTGATAAATACTTGTTCTGTATAGATGTTTGCTGAAGTTTCAATAATAGGTCTAGTATTTATTGCGCCATTAAATGACGCAGTTCCTGGGTAGTTTCTTGGGTAAAGAGTAATATCAACAGCTGGCGTTGCGACAGTAGAACCGTCAAACTGAACGTCTGGTATGAGACGCCTTAAAAGCATATAGTTCTCACCTTCTCCTAAATCAAAGTCGGAAGACCTAATATAAGCATTCATAGGCGATACGTCATCGTTAATGCCTTCTTCGTGGTTATACAAATACTGCCCGCCCACTGCTTGGGGGTACTGGCGTAATGGATTATCTATCCAAGCGGTTCTATTTATAGACCCATAATACCAAATTTTATCCACATGATTATAAACAACATAGGCATCATTAGTTGGACTATTAGCTGTTGGGTAGAACCACCATACTTCGTTCCAGCCTTCATTTGTGCCACAAATAACTTGAGCTAATTGGTCGTAGTTTAAGTTCTGGAAAACATGATTACGAAGGGTACACGGCAGTGTTTCTACCCTACCGTTATAGGCATAAAACTTATCAATACCCATCCAATAAACCACGTTATTAGCCATAGTGACAGACCTAACACTAGCCACAGAAATATTATCTGATAGTTCTTGGATACTAAATACTTCCGCAGTACCTAAAAATTGTAAGGAACTAAGTGTAGTATCTGTAAATACTAATATCTCTTGGCGTGTTGGTATCACAGAAACGATCCTAGAACCACGAGAAACTTGTAAGAATCCTGCTGAATTAGTAACTAAAGGAGTCCAATTTTCTGGCTCGTCTTGATTTGCCCAGCGTATTAATAGGGGGTTGTAAGTAGCACCTGCATACTCAGTAGCACCAAAAGCAAGTAAATGTTTATCGTTCTGAGAAACTAAAATAATCCCAACCTCTGCAGGAACATCAGACGCACCAGCAATAGAAGATAATAAAACGGCTCTAGTTGCCAGCGCTACTCCTGGGGTCGATAGTACTCCGCGTTCCCATATATAAATAGGACCTTTATCGTTCTCTCTACGATTCATTAATAAATCGTTATTAAAGTTGGCAAATATCCAATCTGTTTGAGAGCTAATGTAAGGCACACCTGAGGGGGTACCCCACCCGCCACGACCCCAAGTCCCAGTACCCCAGCCATATCCGTAGGTTCCACCAGCCGAACCTGGGTTTATTTGATACCGCCCTACTGTAGCAACACCGCCATTGCCAGTATCAGAAGCGTTAGAAGTAACCGTAATGCCACTAGTATCTTTTGCAGTTATTGTGTATTGGTTAACAGATATAATTGAGTCAACTACATATTCTTGGTTTAAAACTGCGGCTGTAATATTTCCGCCCAAAGACACTGCGCCACTATACGTTACATATGAGCCGACAACACAGCCATGAGCTAGATCAGTTACAGTAATAGTGGACGAAAAGGGTGCTATTGTTACTGCAGAAAATGTAACCGCCCCAGGAGCGGTCGTTTCACGCAACGGAGTGATATCGTTAAAAACGCCGCCCGCATCTATATAAACTTTTACGTTTGTGCCAAGAGCTAAAAGATTGTCGCCAAATGTAGTAAACCAACCAAACATCTGACGGCATGTGCCAATTAAAGGTGTAAAAATAGCTTTTAACCACCCTCCTATTTTTTGCGGCATTCCAGACCTAAAACGAATTTTGTCGCACTCATACCATCCACCTTCGTTGGTATAGTTAGTTTGGTCTCTGTTAACACCTGGTTTTAGTTGTACTTTAATAAATGGCATACGGGTTTACCCTAAGATAAGAATAATGCTCGTTCGTCGTTTCTGCGAGTGACTAAGCCTTTCAGTACTTTACCCCCAGCCAGCGTATATTTCAAGAACTCTTCTGCCGCTTCTTCCATTTCGCCCCGAATAACCTTCTGACGGAGGGTGCTGCGCTGTAGTGTTCCCAGACCAACATTAAAGCTAAAAGATACAAGAGCATCGAATTGACCTTGAGTGAGCTTGACAGGACAGAAGCGTTCAACACCTCGCTCAAAGCGATTAAGGTCGTCTCTAAGAATGTCATCTACTTCCTCCATCGAAAAGGTACGATCATCTTTATATTCCAAGGGGGTACTATCCCGTTCATCTATTTTTAAAGCACCCTGTCGTGGGTAGAGTACATGCCCAACACCAATCGTCCACAATTTTGCGGGACAGCGGTAGGGACGCTGACGAACACCCTCATGATGCTTAATCATCTTAATGGCTTTGTCGCTTACTTTCACTTCTTAAACGCCTGTGTACCAAACCAGAAGGAAACAATACTTGCCCAGATAATCTGTGTCTCATCATCCCACAACAGGTTTAGCGCTACGTCAAAAGCCACTTCCCGATGAAAGGCAAACCAGAAACCAAAGATTTCCACAAACATAAACATGATGAACATACCGTAAGTAATGGCTGGTCTAACCATCGCCCTAGAGTTCGTAACCCACTGAGAAGCACCCTTGCCAATCTCGATGTCATGAGCATACAAAGACGCCCTTTCTTGGGCTTGGGTCTGCATTTCAATTTGCTGGGTCTTAATCTCTTCTACATGGGCTTGGGCTGCAAAGCCTCTCTCCATCATCTGAAGCTCCCGTTCCGTCTGCAAACGAGCCATCTCCAGCTCATGCTTCTTGTCGGATTTATCTTGAAAAAACCCTAATAGATTAGGCAATCCTCCTGAGAGGAACGATATAAGGGTAGTGAATAAGGTAATCATTTTTTAGACCTTTCTTCTAAAAGTTTGACCCGCACGTGGAGGTCATGGAGTTCTTTGTACAGTTCCTCACGCATCTTTGCCCTGCGCTCGGCTGAAATAGGGCTGTCCGTTGGGACACCTTCGTTGGTAATTAGGGCGGGCATCTTACCCTCTATCTGAGTAAGACGGGTTTGGAATGAGGATACTTGACCGAGTAGCCACGCTATACAGGCTACAAGAATCGGAATAACCGCCTTCATAATATCTTGCATATTCATTTTTTACCACCCCATACAATAAAATAAGCTATATATCCCGCAACCAAAAAGCACCAGAACTGCACCCATTTAACCTTTGACAACTCGGCATCAAAGTACTTCTTATCTTCCTTCTCAAGCCGTTCAATCTCGGTCTTGATGTCTAGCACCTTTTGCCACTCTTTAGTGCCGTGCTGCTTTATAAACTCCACCCTTAACTTGTACTCTTCATCGCTTATCTTCTTGCGGTGTTTGTACTCCTCAAGGGCTTTAAATATCGCCCGTTCCTTCTTAAACTCTGCTTCTCTACGTTCACGAATCCTTGCGTTTGCTTGCTGCCTTGCAACATCTACTGCTTCTTTCTGTACTTCCTCGATGTTCTTGCCAATCTCCCGACCAGCTTCCCGTCCAGTTTTTATCCCTTCACTGATGCCTTTAGCACCAGCCGATAGCCCCAGTTCGTCTGACATAAAATACCATTACTGATCTCTTGCTTCTGGTTCTGTAGGTATTACTTCTTGAAACTCACATTTCTCTACTACATTTTCTTCGTTTATTTCGTAAGTAACATTTAGTTTTATAAAGTTAGGGTATGGAGGTTCAGCGTCAATGAACGGCAACCACCCAAGTTCTTTAAGCGATTCTGGAGATAAGTTATTAAACCCGCTTATGTTTTTCCATGTTTTTGGAATAAATGCTGGCCCCCAAACAATTTCACCATTTTCAATTTTTACGTATTTCATACATTCCTCAATAAAAAAGCAGAATTAAATACTGTAGGAGTTGTTGGTATAGAAACTACGTTTGGGTAATTTCCAACTAATGTGGGTAATGTAAAAAATGCTGTGTTGTTACTTGGAACAAGAAGCCCATAATAAGGATCAGCTGCATCAGAACCACTAGTAAACTGTAAAGTGTTTCTACCCCATACATAAACGTCCCCAGATGCAAGAACAGCAAATGCGGAGTCGCGGGTAGCACCAATATCAACAACACCAGTTAAATCCGCCGTATTAGTTGAGTTTCTTACAGGAGCAAACCCTATAGTATTCGTGGTAAATCCATTACCTAACTGTCCGTTATCATTTCTCCCTGTCGCTTCAACTGTACCATCAGCGTAAAGAACTACAGAAAAACCAAACCCGCCTACAATTTTTGTTATTGCAAGAAAAGGGTTATATACAGCAGCTGGTGTTGCACGGGTATAAACACTTGTGTTCCCAACTCCTAGTGCGCCTGTACTATTATCCCCCCACGCAAATATATTGTTGCCACCAGATGTTGGATCACCAACACTTAATTTAACAAAAGCATGGGCATAACAGTACCAAACTTGTTCTACATTTTGTAAATCAGATCCAGTGTAATCTTGAACTGGGAAAAAAGTACTTACATTAAATAAGCCGCCACTGCCATTACCAAGCGTATAATATAAATTACTACCAGCAGCATAAACTTTCCCGTTATC